CCTGATAAACCGCTATCTTGCGGGGCGAAAGTTTGGATAGAAACAAGCGCAGATGTAGAGATGACCCTATGAAAAAAGCACAGATAAACAAGCCAGCTTTTACCATGTATCCCAAAGCCGTTAAGTTTTTGGGGGAATACAAGCACAATGTTTTGAAGCAATCCAAAAATGCCAAGCTTTCAAAAGATAGGTTGCCCGTAGTTAAGAAGGGGCAATTCAAAGGGTATGTAATCTATACCTTAACTCTAGAGGAACGGGCCACTTGTCCACGTGAATGCTACCATTGGGATGACTGTTACGGTAACAATATGATGTTCGCGCATCGTATCCAACACGGGCCAGAACTCGAAAAAAGAATTAAGGCAGAAATTGCAGAATTGTGTGGCACCTATAAGGGCGTCATTGTCCGCTTGCATGTTTTGGGTGATTTCTATTCGGTGGATTATGTTGAACTGTGGCAGTATTTACTAGCTAAGTTTGACAATTTGGCAGTGTGGGGATTCACCGGACGCAGTTATTCAAGCGATATTGGGCTTGCTATCCGCGCTGTGATTGGCGGTTTCGGTGCCCGCTTTTCTGTCCGTTTTAGTAATGCTCCGGATGTTGCGTTTTCAGCTAACAGTGCAGACTTATATCAACCGGAAAAGGGAAAGAGTTTAATCTGTCCGGAACAAACGGGCAAAAGCGAATCGTGCGCGGCGTGTACTGTGTGCTGGTCTGCACCTGATAAGCAGGTTCTATTTTTGACGCATTAGGCGAGACAAACGGGGCGACACTATAAAAACCAGACGAGACAAACGGGGCGACACTATATTTTTGGGGATCGGTTAAAGGTTTCTTACTTGTCCATTCGGGGGCGGGGTAAGACTGGCGGGCCGGTTGGATCGGCGGCGAGACGATGGGGCCAGCCGATCATTTTTATCTTATTTATGTGTTGTTAATCTAGGTAATATCTGGCATAAGAATCTGACCGGCGGCGGGGTGCCACCGGACAACAACTAAAGAGAGGGCTAGTTATGCCATTTGATATTATACCATCTAAGGCCACCGATAAGATCAGGATATTGGGCGGGGATATGTTCAGCGTCCACAACGATATATCAGACTGTGGCGTCTATACTAACTATGCGAGTTTTGAGCCAGTACCAATAGAGGCGGTTGTAACTGGTGATGACGGGGTGACCCATCAGGAATACACCCGATTTAAGACTTTGCAGAATACAGCAACCAAACGAGTTGTTGATGTGGTGCCGTTCGATCCTCAATCCTATAACCTAAAATCACATGATCGCTTGATGCAGGAACAGGCCGATATTTTGGCGAACTCTGGGCTTCGTGATTATCTGGGCAATGTAGAAGTATGTGACCGTGTCTATGAAGACGGGATGAGAGTGCATCGGACAATCTACTTTCACGATCTGGTTGACCGCAGCCGGACGAGATCAGGCCAGCAAGATGATGCCCGATGCCGGTTGGATATCTTTAACAGTGTGGACAAAACTTGGACTTTGCAGGTATTCAGCGGGGCGTATCGTGACCTCTGCCGTAATAGCTTGGTGTTCGGGGGTGAAAAGGCATATCACCAAAGGGCCAAGCACACTAAAAACATGAATGCCGCCGCCATGATCACAAAAGGCGCATTGGGGCTTGAGATGTGGAATGAGCAGTCGCAGACCATGCAGATGTACCGTGATACCGGAATGACTGAAAAGCAGTTTAATGATGTTTTGATTGATTCCGGTTTGATCGATAAGGGGGGAAAGGTCGCAGAAAATAACGAGGAATTATCAGTAAACCAAACAAAGCTTGGAACCTTGCTTGATCTATACGGCAAGGAAACAAGGGAATTGGGCGAGACCATGTGGGCGGCATTTAATGCTTTGACGCATTGGTCAACCCACTTGCCCGATGCCAGAAAAGGTGGACGGGCAGAAAAGAAACGGCTGGATAAATCCCTAGCCGTTCGGAACCTAGTCAGGTCGGAAGCTTGGCTAAATCATGGAAAGGTGGCTGTATAACTTGGAAGCAATCCTATTTTTATATCGAACGGCGGTTTTGGTATTTTTGATCTTGTTGATCACCGCCTTTTTAACAGTCTAGGGCCATTGGCCGGAAAGAACACAACAATGAAAACCACACACGAAATGATGAAAGACCTTGAGAACGCAATTCGGGCCGATGAAAGGGCCAAGCTTCGGGAACAACTCCGTGATGCTTGGAACGATCACGGGAAGCCATTGGTTGAAAGCTTACCCCAAACGGGGATGCATGGTGAGCCATTGGCACCCGTTGGCCCTATCACGGTTGCAACCCAACCAACCAAGATCACCCGCAGTCAGCAACGCTTGATCGAGGAATTGCGGCGCGGTTATCAGGCGGTGCCCACCCTTGCCGGAAACTTGGGCGTTAAGAAGCATACCATCCATGCAATGCTTTACGTTCTAAAGCAGAACGGCTATGCGGTCGAGATCAAGACCGTATCTGGCGCGGCGGCAAGATATCGTAAAATTTATCGGCTTGCACGTTCGGCATAGCTGTGGCATAACGATGGGGCGGGCGCGGTTGCCCGCCTCAACAACTCCGGAAGGGAATCATTATGGAACTCAATATTCACGCTAAGAAATCACAGGGCACTAAGCACTTTATCCCCGAACTAAAAATCATTACCACTACCCATGAGAAGTTTAAGGTCGTAAAGCTTGAGGGCATCGACCAGTATGGTAATGATATCAAGGTCAATGTTTACTTGGATGAAAAGCAGACCGTTAAGAAGGTCGCTGAATATTCTTTTTCTCACCCTAAGTATAAGAAGACAGCCTAACCAGTTACCCAGCGCGGGGGGCTAATACCGCGCACTCCTCCCTTGACCCTCGTCATCAGTAATGGTGGCGGGGGTTTTGTTTTGCGTGAGTGCCGGTTAATAGATCACCGGATTGTATAGGCGGGATAATATCGGCGGGCCTATGTTCGGGGGATGCTATGATATGTGATCGCAACAGGCCATGCCAGTATGTTACCCACATGACAAATAAGGGAACGCGAGCGCGGGCGCGGGCGATATAGTCGGCGGTATTATGTGGCGGGGATATGTGGCGGGCTTGTTTGGGGGTTGGGCACCTTGGCAAGGGCAGACAAATGGAAATAAATTTGGCTGTGCGCGGGCGCACGCAAGGGCCACCCCACCCCCCAGCATATGCCTAGCAATCCCCCCATCGATTTTATGGCAGGATAGTTATCGATATGCGTAAAAAGGATACGTTGGGGGAGTGTGTGGGTATCCGGCGGGTACCTATGGGGTTTACCCCGGCGGGCCTATGCCCATAGTACAGTCAAATTTTAATTTTGTCAAGAAAAAAAGTTGACATATGCATAAAAAGTTCATATACTATTGACGTGAGCCGCATTTTCATGTCGAACCACCCCACAACGAACTATATTTCGTATTTAGCCAAGTGGTATCGGACACGAATGCGCCTCACTTCTCTTTATTTTACAGGAAATCCCTATGTTCACTGCAATTATCCTTGCATGTTGGTTACACAGCCCTCAAGATTGCACACAGTTTGTAGACACACGTGGTCCATACAAGACAGAGGGCGAGTGTTCTATCCGTGCTGTCACTATGATTCGTGAAATACGCACTATCACACCCGGAAAAGTAATTGTAGGTGCCCATTGCAGTGTAATCGCAGAGGAATCGACGTAAGTTATGAACCTTCTTCCCCAACAAAAGCCCAAACAGCGTCAGCTAACCGAACAGCAGTCCCTTTTTCTCGACATTCTCTTCGAAAACGGTGGAAACATCACTGCTGCAGCCACAGATGCAGGGTATTCGGTGGGCAGTGCGTCTTGGTTACGCAAAACACTGGCCGATGAGATTGTAGAACGGACAAAAGATGTTCTATCTATGAATGCATTCAAAGCAGCCAACAGACTTGTAGCGACAATTGACAACCCCGCCCCCGAACGTGGTGATGATCTGCGTCTCAAGGCTGCTGAGAGCCTCCTGAACCGTGTAGGAGTACGTCAAGCAGAGACAATCAACCACAATGTGACGGCTATGCACGGCGTGGTCTTGTTACCACCAAAGAAAGAGGTCGTGATCGATGGATAAAGATACTTTAGAAACTATAGCAGAGTTTGGATACCCTGCTGCTGGTGCTGCAGGTATTGGAGGAGCAGCAGGGGCTTACGCAGCTAAAAAAATTGATGAAAGAAAACAGACAAAACCGAAAAGAAGCGCACGACAAAGACGAACAGCCCAGCTAAAAGCCGGTATGGAATCCCAAGCAAAAGA